AAACTCATAGAGATCAAGTGTCCGATGATGCGTAAAATTATTCCAGGCGAGGTTCCAGCCCATTACTACCCTCAGATTCAGTTGTGTATGGAGATTCTCAACTTGGAGTCGTGTGATTTTATCCAGTATGCACCGATCGAACTGACGTGGCCAGAGCCCGAGGTTCTGGACGTCACGCACGTGAAACGTGATCGAGAGTGGTTCGCCAAGTATCTTCCGGTCATGGACGCGTTCTGGAAAAAGGTTTTGTATCATCGAGAACACGGAGGTCTGGAGGCACCGCCACCGAAGAAGACTCGACCACGGAAACCGAAACCACCCAAGGAGTGTGAGATTGTGGACGTCCCAGACGACGACGAATATTTTAGCGACTAATTATTTCTCTGATGTAATGTATACACACAACCATGGTCGAACTCAAGAAGGGTGAAACCCGCGAACTCCCGAACGGTGACAAACTCGTCGGTGTCAACAAGAACGAACGCGACAAGCACAGCAACGGACGCGTCGTTCGCCAAATCAAGAACAAGTGGGGCAAGTGGGTCTCCAAGGCGAAGAGCTTGGCGGGTAAGGCGATGTACAAGAAGAACTCCGATGCCCTCAAGCCCAACCAATTCAAGAAAGGTGAAAACGCGCCGATGTCCAAGTCCATCTTCGGTCGCTAAAAATGTTGCGTGATTACAAATGGCAGTTGATAAAGATTGGGAAGAAGCCGTGCGCCTGGCGCGCTTGGCGACGAGTACAGATCCACGCGAACGTTACAGTGGTCCGATCAAGGGAAAGTTTTTGAAGGATGTCGTCTCACGTTACAAGAAGATACTCGCGATCAAAGCTGTCATCAAACGGAGAAACTAAAACCTTTGAGTCGCTCCGGTTCGAACACCTGCATCTGATACAACTTATAAGTAATACCGAATCGCTTGTTGAGAAAGTAGACCGAGCCAACCTCGGCGATCCCCTTCCCCGACATGCGACCGTACACACCCTCTTTGATTTCCTCTTTCAGAAGGTTTCGATTCGCGTCGAAAATCTCAGGCTTCGCAAACCCATTCGCGTCAACGTCGAGTTTCACCCTAAATTTAGGCGCGTGTCCGTTGTCCGCCTCCTTGAGGTTGGAATTGAACATGCCTCGAAGCTCTTCGACACCCTTTGGTTCGCCGAAGATGGCGACGCTCTGTTTCGCCACCTCTTCGATCACTTTGGTCTCGATCGATTTGATAGTATTGTAGAATTTCTGCACGAACCCACCGTCTTCGTCCCAGCCAGTGAGATTGAGATCGACGTTATATTTCTTCTGTCCGATTTCGGGTGTGAATGCGCTCACACCCCATGGCATGTACAGTCGAGGCATCTGAAAACGCATGGGCTTGTCCCCGTCAGACAGAACCATTTTGCGTCCTCTGTATTCGTGGATGGTCAATCGTTCGTCTGCGCCGATGAAGGACATGTCGTTCTTCTTTCATTACAATCAAATAAATCGTTTAAGCCGAGCACGCCACGCACTCGTTTTGGTCTGGGTCGAGCGTGAACTTTTGCGCGTTCGCCTTCGGTTTCGTGCGAAGGTAATACATCCCCGTCTTCAGTCCACTCTTCCACGCGAACACGTGCATACTCGACAGCTTCCCGTAGGACGGCTCACTGACGAACAAATTCATGGATTGCGACTGGTCGATGAACCGACCGCGGTCGGCAGCCATCTCGATGATCGATCGTTGCGGGATTTCCCACACCGTGCGATACTTTTGTTTCAAGTGATCGTCCTTGATGTCGACGATGTTTTGGATCGACCCGTTCGCACGAATGATCAGGTTTTTCATGTCACGGCTCCACAGACCGCGCGCCTTCAAATCGCGGACGAGATGTCTGTTGACGACCGTGAATTCACCCGCCAACACCCGACGGAGATAAATGTTCTGCGTGTACGGTTCGAACGCCTCGCAGTTACCCAAGATTTGTGCGGTCGACGCCGTGGGCATGGGTGCCAGCAGGAGAGAATTTCGCAGACCCTTCTTCACGCGCTCGCGCATCGCGTCCCAATCGTACATCCCACTGAACCGGGTCGTACCTTCCCACATGTCGAACTGTAAGACACCCTCGCTCGCCGGCGATCCCTCGAAGGATGAGTACGAGCCCAATTCCTCCGCCAATTCACACGACGCCTCCAACGCGGCGTGGTACATCGTCTCGAAAATTGCCGCGTTCATCGCGCGGCTCTCCTCGCAGTCGAACGGAAGGTCGAGCAATTGGAACACGTCCGCCAGACCTTGAACACCGATCCCGATCGGACGGTGGCGCATGTTGCTGTTTCGCGCGGACTCGATCGGGTAGAAATTTCGATCGATCACCCGATCCAAGTTTCGAGTGATTTGTTTCGTCACCCGGTGCAATTCCTCGTAATCGAATTTCGCACCGTCCACGACATATTTCGGGAGCGCCACGGACGCCAGATTACACACCGCGGTTTCGTCGGGTGTGGTGAACTCGGCGATTTCGCAGCAGAGATTTGAACTCTTGATGACCCCCAGATGTTTTTGGTTGGACTTTTGCATCGCGTCCTTGTACAACATGTACGGCGTGCCCGTCTCGATCTGTGAGCGGAGGATCGCGCGCCACAACTCCTGCGCGCGCACGGTCTTCTTCCCTCGTCCCTCTGATTCGTACTTTCTGTACAGTTCGTCGAACGCGTCGCCGTGCACGTCGGACAGACCGGGACACTCGTCCGGACACATCAGTGTCCATTCCCCGTCGTTCTGTACTCGGCGCATGAATTCGTCGGGAATCCACAGTGCGGTGAACAGGTCGCGACACCGCATCTCTTCGTCGCCGGTGTTCAGGCGAAGATCGAGGAATTCAAACACGTCGGCGTGCCACGGTTCCAAGTAGATGGCGATGCTCCCCTTGCGTTTACCCCCGCCCTGGTTGACGTACCGAGCGACGTTGTTCAGCACTCGAAGCATCGGGACGATCCCATCGGACGCTCCGTTCGTGCCTCGAATCTTCGACCCACGCGCGCGAACGTCGTGAATGTGCAAACCTATGCCCCCTGCCCACTTGCTGATGGAGGCGCAATCGTGTATAGTGTCAAAAATTCCGTCGATTGAATCTGCTTTATTTGCCACGAGGAAGCAACTCGACATTTGCGAGTGATTTGTCCCGGCGTTGAAGAGGGTCGGCGTGGCGTGAATGTACTTGTGCAGACTGAGATCGTCGTACGTTTTCAGCACGTTGTCGACGTCTTCGCCGTGGATACCGATGGCGACTCGCATGTACATGTACTGTGGCGTCTCCAGGATCAGGTTGTCCACCTTGGTGAGATACCCTCGCTGAAGCGTCTTCAGTCCAAAAAAACTGAAATCGTAATCGCGTTCCGGGACGATTTTGTCCTTGACGAGCGCCGACACCTTGACGACCTCGTCGGTCACGATGCCCGCGGCTTTTAATTTTTTCATGGCGTTGTTGAAGTTGTTGGGTGCTGTCTTCTGAATGTTACTGGCGACGATCCTCGCCGCGAGCAACTCATAATCCGGATCGGTCGTGAAGAGGGCGATGCACGTCTCCGCGCTCAGGTCGTCGATCTCTCTGGTGTGAATCCCATCGTACATCGATGAGAACACCTGTTGAGCCACGACCTGACTGTCCACCGCCGGTGAGAGACCGTCGGTGAGTTTGCTTATCCTCTGCACGACCTTGTCGAAGCGACAATCTTCAACACGACCGTTTCGTTTGATTACCTTCATTTTCCCCTGTGTTTCTCTACACTACCCTTGATTTTTTAAGTCTTTCATTTTTTGCATTCCATGCGGACGTGACCCGATCGAACCGGCACGGCACCCACGGTTTCGAACTTTCGCGTCGGCGCGAGGAGGTAGGTGTTGTTGTAGAAATCGCCCTGGATCCCAGGCTTGGACACAGGGGCGTAACTCCCGACGAAGCACGCCGGGGCTTGGCACTTGGGAGCAAAGTCGACGTGCGCCGGCTTGGAGGCGAACGAGTCGAAATCACTGTAGTACACCATTCTTGTTGTTTGAAACATAGCAACAATTTTTTTTTGGTGGTGTCTAGTAAAGGAGGATGGACGCCACAAGTCTGAAACAGGTCGACACACCCCTGAACCAATTATATTTTTCACAATTCAATCGAGCTCTCGTACAGAGAGCGATTCGCGAGACTTTTAAGCGTCGTCATGGTTTGGCGATCGATTACCAAAAGGACGAAGACGTGTACGCGCTCATGCGTTCGGTCTTCGTGCTCAACGAGGGTGACCATTACAACAACGTGCATGAACAAGTCCGAGCCATGAACACGATCGTCATCAACAACGCCGTCGCTCAGATCAAGTCGGGTGTCGCCCAATATCTTCATTACATAAAGGACATCGAGACTGCCGCGGAACCGATCGCGCGCCCGATCAACACCAGCACGCACGGGAAAAAGATGGACTACAACGACAAGATCGGTATCAATTAAAGCGTATGTACGAGACCTACATATGTTGAACACTTACAAAGAGGAAACCCAAGCGCTGTGTCGAGAGAAGGGATGGGACAAAGCCGACATCAGCACGGTGTGGCTCTTACTCACGGAAGAGATCGGTGAACTGGCGTCGGCGATACGTCAAGCGACGAACACTTTCAAGAAGACCGGGCTGAAGAAAGAGCGCGGACAGGATCTCATGATGGAGATGACGGACGTCCTCAGTTATTTGTTTCAAATCGCCGGCATGCTCAACCTGGATCTCGATCTGAGCTGGCAGCAACACCGGAAAAAGCTCAACACTAAAAAATATGTCAGTCTAGAATAACACAGAACCATCAATCATGAGTTTCGTGATGGCGAACGACAAAAATTCGATGGATCGCCTGAATCCGTTCGTCACGTTTCCACCCGGTGGAGTTCGCCGCACCGGGGACTTTGCGGATTTCACGAAGATGTTCGATGAAGACCACGGCGTGTTGAAGCCGGACGGATCGAGCATCGCGTGTAACGTCTCCCGCACCGCGGGTGATCGCACGATTGATTTCTGCACGGATACGCTGCCGAACTGTGCGGCGAACAGACCGCATTACCCGAACAGACAGATCGACGAGGGACACACAGGGTACGTACGGAAGAGATGCGTACCTAAGAAGGTCACGGTGACACCGCGACGCGCCATCACCACCGCTGTCGTGCGTTACAATAAAACACGCGTGCTCTTGGCTATTTTATTATTTGTATTTATCATTTATTTATTGCAATAAGAGTCTCAGTATGAGATATAACCGATCGAGCGCGTCTTCATCCAAGCATTCCTCGATGAGGTCGTGAAACACAGATTCACACAAGTGTTTCGCGAGTTCCATCTGCCATGGCGCATGTCTGTTCACGTAGGGTGGCGTGAATGTGCGATCGAGCACTTTCATCGAGTGCATCGCTCGAATGATCGTCCGAGAATCCTCACCCTTCTCGTCCAAAAGCGTGCGAAGGGTCATCTGCACGATGCGCTGCCGAACCTCCAGCGTCTTCTCGACCATGCAGTCGAGAAACTTTTCGTACGGAATGTTCCTTCTGAGCGAGCAGATCTCGACCCATTCACCCACCGGACGCGTGTTCAAATATTCCGTGTACTCCACGTACTCTCGTTCCGATTTGATGTATCTCGTGTACGATATTTCCACATAATCAAGTCCAGACTCGACCTCGTGCATATATTTCGCGGAGTGTACGAAGGCTGTCATTTAACTGTTTCCTGTGATATTTTCTTTAACCACACACCGCGACGCATGACGTCCACGAGATACCACTGGGTACAGAACGCATGCTTCTCGCTTCTACTGACGCTCGACGACTTCCGTCGAACGTTCGACCCTTCGAAGATATTACCGTCCTGGGTCAGAATCACCACCGTCACGATGATATGCAAGCGTCGGCGCGTGACGGACGTCGAAAAGTTTAGGCGTGCGTTTGAACGCGTGCAAAAGATCAACATGTCCCTGGGTGACGGTCCGGCGTCGTACGAGTGGAAGCTCGGGACGACAAAGCGCGCGTTTTACAACCAAGTCACGCTCGAGAACAGAGATGGGTACAGTCGACGTTCGGTCAAGCTCTTCAAGAACGGCACCGTGCACGTCACCGGGTGCACGGACGTCGTCGACTGTCATAGGTGCATCAAACAAATAAATCTGCTTTTTTCAAAAATCACTGGGGTGCCCACCGAACCGACGGACGAAAATTTCCAGATAGTGATGATCAACTCGAGTTTCACGATGAACTACAAACTCAACCTTCTCGAGGTTGAAAAATGTTTCAGAGAACACCCGAGCGTTTTCATCGAAACCCATTTCGAGCCGGGTGACTACAGCGCGGTGAAGGTAAAGTTTAGACCCAGCTATGACATGAAACAAGTGACGGCGTCCATCTTTAACACCGGAAACGTGATCGTCACCGGAGCTAACACGTATAAGGAGATAGCGTACGCGTACAATCTCATCGTGACAACCCTTCACGACTACACCGGTGGACGTTTATTGTGCACACCCTACAACGTCCCCGAAAGGTTTGACACGAAATTTCTCGGGTTTCGCATCGACGACCTGCTTCCGATCCTGAGACGCCAGGGGCACAAATCTTGGTGTCTCACGACGACGAACAGGCAAATAAATTTCTCTCACTAACTGTAATAATACATAATGAGTCAGCGTTTGGGCATGGCAGACGGACGATGCTTCTCCATCAACAGCTCTTCCCAACTCGTGAACAATTACATCATGCAACAAGCTAACATTCGCATGGAAGACAACTATTCCTACCGACAGTTTTTACAAAAAAGCGGACCGACTCTCTTGAACAAGATCCAAGATGACGTCCAAGGCAAGGGTCCGTGTCTCTCGTGCGACAAGCCTCTCATGGATCTGCGCGACATGTACTAATTAAAATTTCCCAGTCCACCAACAAGGAAGGATGGATTGTGGGATATGCCTCAACCCCGTGCGGGAGACTCGAGGAACAACCGCCATCCGCTGTGGACACCTCTTTCACAAGACGTGCCTCACCCGATGGGAAGAGCAAGGCAAGAACACGTGTCCCATATGTCGTCGAGTGTACAACGCAAAATCGTACACCGTGCACGTGACCGTACAAAACAACATCACCGGTGTGAGTAACACGATCGCACTGGCTGAGAATTCCATAATGGACGTGTTCGATGTCTTCGAATTACGAATGGACATGGAACCGATCGATTTAGACCGTCTTTTTGAAGACCTTGGGGTGAGTATGTCCGACTTTGATCCCAGTACGTTTAACACAGAATGAGTCACAGTACGTCTTGTAGTTCAGCGACTCGTACGCCCGAGACGCTTTGCGAGGATCTTTGATGACCGCCCCTTTGGCGTCGACGTAGAGTGGTCCGGTCGCCCACCCTCGCTTGTGACTCCACATGTTGCACGGGAATGTGATGACCCGACCTTTCGTGGGCACGCGAAGGCGCGCACGTCTCAGCGCCGACTTGATTTTCTCAGGGGACACCTTGAAAAAACGCGCAATCGAGGTCGTCGTGTCACCCTCCTTGATCTTGTACTTACACGCCCTGTCCTGGCGGTACCAGTGAAAGTCACCTTGTTTAATCCAATCCGAAGGGCGAGCGGGGGCGACGAAGAGCATGACTTTGTAAAACCCTCGCTTACACGCCTTGTTCGGATCTTTGCATCTGTACACTGACTTGGGGTTGTCGCTCAACACCCGCTGCGAGAGACCCTGACAGTGAGTGTAGTTGTGATTACCCCAGTTCTTCCCAGAACGCTCACCGGGAACGCTCTTGTACAGACGACCCTTTTCCACGTCACCGAAAGCGTAGGAGTAACAGTTGTTCCCCACGATCGCGCCCTTCCTCCCGAACGGACCCTTCTCGTTGAACGTTCGCTCCGACCCGCTCAGGGGGAGTTCTTTGACCATCTTAATTTATTATGTACTAGTATAATAAATTAACATGATCCGTGACATCGCCCGCTCCAAGTCTCGCTCTGAAATGGTTCAGGAGATTCTCATGGCGATCCTCGTCCTCTTGATCTCCACGTTCCTCCTTCGCCTTCTCTGGAATCAGAGTTTGGCGAAGCACATCACGGTGTTCAGACAAATCGAAACGCTCGGTGATGCGTTTTTGCTCAGCTTGAGCCTCTGCATCCTCCGCGGCTGTTAGTTAGATTTCGTTGTAACCGACAAGCTCTTCGCCGTCCGGGCTGACGAGCGTCGGGAACGCGGTCTTTCCGGTGCACTTGCCGTTCTCACAGTTCACGAATTCATGCGCAATCTTTTTGCTTTGCATGTACTCGAGCTGTTTACGAGTCCAACCACACTGCATGGTCCCGTAAACAGTCCACACACCACCGTTCGCGCCGACAGAGACGGAAGCGGATGCCATGAAACGTTGGCGCACGAAATACGCGACGACGATGAGGATGAGGGCGATGACGATTTGACGTCCTGTGATTGTGATCTTCATTACATAGTGTACAGATTTTTTATTTACTCTTCTTCCATACCCTCGTCAATGTCGTCCTCCTCTTCATCTTGGTCGTCGTCACTCGCCTTGGTGTTGTTGTCCGGAAGGTTCAACCCGACGAAGGCGAACGATTGCAACTTTTCGCTTCTGTCCAACAAAAGCTGGGAGAGGCGAACCGTGCATCCAAACTTTGAGTCGATGAACCAGAGGCTCGCGAAATCGACGATCGCGCAGCATCGCTGACCCTTTTGGAGGGTGTCCAAGTCGACTTGTTCGCGTTGGAAATTGTACACCTCCGGGACGAACGAGCCGTCCGGTTTGCACATGATCTTCGCCTTGAACGTATTCGGGTATTGCGGATCCTTGGCGACGCGGATGAGCGGCTTGTAGAGTGCTTGTGCCAGAACGTCTCGGTGGAACTTTTTACCCAGCCATTGTTCCGAGTTCTCCGCTGCGATATCGAGGATCTTGTTGTCCAATTCCTCGAGCTTCTTCATGAAATCGATCGCCTCCGTATTATCGGAGTCGAAGGAAAGATCTAACGAATAACTCGTCTTTCCCGTGGACTCGTCCGTGTACGCGGAGAGACCGTACGGTGCTCGCATGAAGGGAAGTTGGACGTAAAGTTTCTTGCTGTCGCCCGTGTTGATGTAAACAGTCTTGTTTCCCATCTTTCC